GTACAGCTTCTGTGCTTCCATCGCATTCTGAGACAACCATTTCGCATAGTGGGGACCGACTACCCCGTAGTTCTGTGACAGCGACACGATGGCATCACGCTCATGATCGTCCCACGTTAACGTGTTCGTGAGTGTCAGCTCAAGTACACGGCGCAGCTCACCTTCAGATGAGTGCTTGCGGTTACCCGTCATGTAGTCCACCACGTGCGTGTTCGATGCCATCAGTGCAAGCAGTGACCATGCTGTAGTGTTGATCCTCTCTTTGTTCGCACCTGACTCCATGCGCTCCTTGCCCTTACCCTCACTGAAGTCAAACAACATGGCAGGGAACCATTCAAAATCACGCCGGTTCTTAACCGTAATCTCGTCAGAGATCAGCGGTACTGAACCAAGCATCCCTGCATGGTGAATCATGGCTACGTCAGACGTAGAGCGGCTGACACGGAAGTGATCAGGATGCCCCCACACGCTAGCTGCCAAACGTAACGCTAACGATTTACCCGTGCCGGACTCCGTAGACCCCAAGTGAAATGTCATCCCCGCCAGCTTACTGAACGCCATGAACGGCGAGCCCAACCCCACGCAGAGCATAGCCAGTATGTCGTCGAGTCCTTTATCAATCAGCACTTGTATGATGTTCTTCCATCCGTCCAGAGTGCCCATCGAGCGCATACTAGCTGTGATGTTCTGGAGGTCAGGCATGGGAACCTTACGCGCCACACCGTTCTGGTACACCATGCCACCATGCACAAAGGGCGCGTTGTGCCCTGTCAGCAGACGGTCGTGATTCTGCCATCCGTAGTTTGACGGTATGACAAGCGGTTGCTGAGATACGCTAGCCTTTTCCACACACCCGCGCACGTACTCAAACAAGTTCTTGTCGTTGCCTGAGCCTGTTGAGGCAATGATGTTTTGTGCTGCGAGAGTCTTAACGGTTTCGTCTTTACTGACGACTGACTTTTGATTGAGCAGTATGTCGTGGTACTCGTCGTCGCGTTCGGCAATCATGTGGACAACATGCTCACCCGTTGGCTGTTTGAGAATGTCCACCGCAAACAATGTGTACGGCAGGATCATGACGGATTTTTTAGTCTTCTTTCCTTCGTCGTCCTCAAGCGTCTTGTCGGCAAACACGCCACCCTTTGCACCGTAGCTGTAACCCCGTGGGGGTGCAGGGCGAACAATCTGTACGGGAAGTTCTTCTTCCTCGTTATGTATCTCAATATGTTTCTCAGTGTTATCCGTTGCCACCGTGCGGCACAGGATGAGTGGATTAGTTATCTTTCCCCAGTGCGGGCACTTTGTACAAACGCCCGGATTCTCGCTATCCATCTTGACGCACGGATACGGGCCTTTAATCTCACGCAGCTTCTGCCGCATACGATCTTCGTCATACGGGTGCATCTCCGAAATGCGGCTCGCATAGTCACCTCCATCTGTACAACGCGTTGTCCAAGATAGTAGGCCTCGCCATAGCGGTTCCATGCCGTCTTCACTGGCGTGGTCCTTGTAGTACTGAAGCTGTTTACAACCTGTGCCTTCAATCGTCTTAATCCACAAAAGCTTAAACTCGCTTTGCAGATTGTCAAACATCTTGATCGCTGACTCTGACCGTGCGCCTTTAGGTCGTTCGCCTTCGATCTCAATCTTCTGTGCCAGTAAGGGGCTATAGGCATGTCCGTTTAGCTTCTTAATGAGTTGTCCAGAGAACGTACCAAAGTCAAATGCTCTGGGCTTCGCCTCCACCATGATACGCACAGCACGAGGTTTGGGGTACTTTGGTTTGAAGTTAACAGTACCCGGTATGCGCAGCACACGCGCTGCATCAGCCGTCACGCTGTTGTCGATGCGCATGTTCTCCTGTGCACACAAACGCTTTAAGTTCTCTGCAACAGGTTTCCAAACATCAATCGGTATGTCTTCAGTGAACGGCCAATACACATGAAGCCCACCACCTGAATCAACGACAAGTGGCTGGCCTAACTGCGCAAGGTCGGTCTTTTCAAGGAACACATCCAACGCCTCGGCAGCATCACGCTTGGTTTCGTACCCGTCCATATCTAGAAATGCAGCGCGTATGAACTCTGCATTTTTAGCGGTACGACTTCCTTCTTGTTTGAAGGTAGCAAGTGCGAAGTAAACGTCCTGCCTGTTCTTAACCCACGTATCTACGACATGCTGAAACTCTCCTAAGTTTGTTGCAAAAACATGCTCTTTCTTTTTACTTGTTAGCTCGGCTATACAGTACACGCCCGTCGATGGGAGGACTGCCGCCAGAAACTCTTGCGGTTGCATGAAAACTCCACAGGTCAGAACAGGGGTAACTGGCGTCCGTCTTTTGGCTCAGCGATGTCAGGCATGTGCGTTTCCATATAACGCGCCATACGTTGTATTAACTCTTTCAAGTACGCAGGTTCAACTTCCTCCCAATTAATTTCACAATAGTTCAACAGCTCTGAGTCTGTCATGCTTGTAGGTTGTAGTCCTCGCATATCTGTCTCCATGCGTGATCGGCTGTTGGTTGCCTTTCAAGAATATTGATGAGTTCCTGTACACGTGAGCGGTAGGCAGGGGTGACCTCCACGCCTGACATCCAGTTATAAACCGTCTGCCTTGTCGCTCCAGTAAATTTTGAGATACGTAATACAGAGAAGTCTCGGTGTATGGCCCATCGTCCAAGGCGCGAGCCTAGCGTACGTGGGGCGTGTTTAACTGAGTTTTTGGTTCGTTCAGAGTAGGGCATAGTGTGTAAGGGGGCTTGCGCCCCCTGTTAATTAGTCGTCGGTATCCCAAGCATCTACAGTAGCAGCAATCCCAGACTTCTTGGGTACTGCGTTAGTAGGGGCAGCTTCTTTACGCACTGCGGGTTCTTCGTCGCCAGCGTCATCAACTTCAACAGCTTTCTTTCTGCTTGCCGCAGCTTTAGGGCGTGTGCCTTCGAGCATAGGTGCAGGGGCTGCAACTTGAGGAGCAGACGGTGAGAACGAAAGCGTTGCCATCTTCTGAACTTCTTCAGAATCAAGCTTTGGCTCAACGTCTGCAAACTCGTCGTCTGACAGCCAGCGCATGGTTTTGAAGTACAGCTTGGGCACAGCAGCTTTCGTATCGAACCGCATACGAGTGACAACTTCTTCAGGGTTGATGCCCTGTGCAGCAAGCCACGCAGCGTATGCCTTCAAAGGCATATCGCCATTAACTTCTTTACCAAAGATACTAGTAGCAGGAAGGGTAAGTGCAAGCGCGTCACCACCAACATCGTTTGCCAACACCACAGCAATCGGTTGCTTGAAGCCACACGCACGGCTGTTACCTTCACCGCTACCCTGAATGTTCTGAGGGCAGTCAGCGCAGTTGCTGTGTTGCGGGTTAGCAGCTTTAGCGTCAGGCTTATCACCATCTGCTGACCAACAAGTTGGGCCTACGTTCTTGCCTTCCTCATATTTCTCAGCAAAGAAAGTGCGCCCGATCTTGGGGGCAGCGGCAACGATCACAACGTCAAGATGACGGTCATCAATAGCGGCAACTTCTTTACCGTCACTGATTAAACGAAACACACCACCACGGATGGAGATGCTCTTGCCCTTACGCCCACCACCAGCGTTACCACCGAGTGCTTGTGAAAGTGCGGAGGTTCTGCCTTTGGCAAACGTGGGGACTTTAGATGGATTAAAAACAGCTACGTTACTCATTTGGTTGGTTTCCTTACAGAGACATCGTATTCCGTATCTGCTTGCAGACCGGGGGGAACAAGCGTGGGATTTTCTTCAAGAAATTTGTTCATGTTGGATTGAGCAATACGCTTCTCAAAAAGATCAAGCGCATCGTGCTCCACGACAAAGTGCTTAAAGGCGTCCCAGTCTTGGGTTGAGTACCGTTTCTTTATAGTTAAAGTAACAGTACCGTAGTCGGTGCGTACCGACTTACTACCGAGCGCTTTCAATTGGTCCTTGATTGCAGCTTTAACATCATCCTGCTGCAACTTCAGTTCCTCAATCTGCGACTCGTATTCTTTTGTTAGCTCTTGGATTCGGGTGCGCATCTTGATGTACACCCTCGTCAATTTGTCCAATGGAATGGCGTCCATGTTTTACTCTCCTTTTGTTATGTCAAGAATTATACATTTATTCTGTCATCGCGCAAGCATGATTCGTAAAGTTTTATAAGCAACGCATGATCGTCAACACGTTCTTCTAACATCTGGAACATTTTTCTCTCGATGTCGCTGCCTTGTAGGTGGATGACTGTCACCTTGGTTGAGTCCTGCCCAATACGATCTGAACGAGCGATACATTGTTTATAAGTCTCAACGGACATCACTGGACCCCAGAAGATAACAGTGTCCGCAGCAGTCAACGTCACACCGTGCGCAGCAGCTTGTGGCTGTATGACAAGTAGTCTTGGGTTCTCTTCCGTCTGAAAGCGTTTGAATATATCTGTTCTTTTTCTTACAGATATGTCGCCGTGTATCAACTCATTAGCAACGCCATGCTTGTTAAGATAGTTATGAATTGTGTCAATGCTGTGCCTGAAAGGAGCAAACACCAACACCTTGCGCTTTGTTTCTTCAAGCACTTCCATCAGCACCGATAGACGAGGAGCGCAGTCAAACTCAACTACCTCCTTGTCATCTGTATACGCCGCCCCTGCGCTAATCTGCAACAGCTTACTGACACCTGCCGCAGCGTTGACTGCTGAGATGGTAGTGTTTGCCGCTTGCACCACCATGAGTTCCTTCAGCAGCATGTAATACTTTTTTTGTTGAGCAGTCAGCGGTATTTCACGTGTCTCAACAAGCACAGGCGGTAGGTCTGTACATTCTTCTTTTGTGTAACGTATTGCTGGTTGTAACGCATCGAACACAACCATGTGAGCATCTTTCTTTGGAACCCACTTAAATTGTGTAACCTTCAGCATTGTCTTATCACGCCACGCCGTTTGAAACTGTGGCACACCCATTGGGTTAACAAGTTTAGCTAGCCCATAGGCATCGGCAGGTGACTGCGCAGCGGGTGTGCCTGTCATCATCCATAAATACGTAGTAGGCTTTATCAACTTGTTGAGTGCTTTCCACCGACGTGTGCTGACGTTCTTATAAGCGTTGGCTTCATCAACGATGATGAGATCAAAGCGCCCGTCTGCTACAACTTCGTTTGCTATCAAGTTAAGACCGTCATAGTTAATGACGACAAACTCATAGTCACCCTGCACCATCTCAATACGCCGCACTGCCTGTTGATGATGTGCCACGATAGCACTGCGGTGTATCACGCTCTTAGCTATGCCGTTCATCCACGCATCGTGCATGATGGACAGGGGGCACAAGATAAGACAACGTCTTACGTAACCCTTCTTCATCAGGTAGTCCGCAGCCCACAACGCAGACAGCGTTTTGCCTGTACCGGGGTCGTTGAATACAAACGCACGACGATGCAGTGTTAAGAACGATGCTGTTTCAATCTGATGTGCAAACGGTCTGTGTTTTCCCGGCCAGTTGTACTTAGCCTTGATGGGTGATGGCACAGCTTTAACGCCCAGATTGCGCAAGACACGCATCTCGTCCAAACCCCAGAACACAAGCACTTCATGTAGTCCGGGCGCTACCTCTCCGAGATGTTTACTCCTTGGTATGACAGTGTATTTGTCAGGCTTGCGTGTCCTGAGCAGCACTGCTTTATTTTCTATGATTTGCATTTTAGTTTGTATAGGGTTGCTTGTTCAGCCATATGGTGGTGTCTTTCAACCAAATCTCTACGTAACATTTCCGCAGTAAAAGACGCATCAAATGATTGTTCGCCTCCCCATTTAATTGTTAGCGCTTGTATATGTGAAATACGCCACCCATCGCCATGACGTGCGGCCCACAAAGCCATTAGTTCATCATCACTTGCCGTTGTCAGCCATGTTTTTAGTTGGGGATCTAAGGCGAGTGTTACCTCTGCTGGAAGTTCCCCCATGTCGAATTGGGTTAGTGTGGTCGATGTGCTTACCGTTACGGTCGATACCTTCTTTGTCATACATTCTCCTTGCACGTTGGCGCTCAATCTGATCTTTGGTTTCTCCCGATTTCTTCTGTAATTTATAAGCGTGTTTGTAATCACGTTTGCCGTTTACTTGTGTCATATCAATGCCTCTTATTAAATTCGCAAGTCTTTACGGGACACCACGGACAGAGTGGTGTTGCGGTTGGGTTCCACACGTTGTTAGCAAACGCTGCTTCAAGACGCGCTACCCGTTCACGATAGTCCTGCCAATAAGTCGTTGCTTCTTCAAGCATGACCTTGTGCTTGACCATTGTGTCTTTCACTACAAATAACAGAGCAGACTTCACCATGCGTATGATTGGGAAGTGTGCGAATACCATGAGGGACATCAGGGTGAGCTGTTCCTTGTCAGGGTACTTGTCCTTACCCGTCTTGTAGTCCACCACCCATGCAGTTAAACTTTCTTCATCAACGATTAACAAGTCAGCAATACCCCGCACCCAACAGTTCTCATCTTTGAAACCACATGGGCGCAGGTCTATGGTCAGCCCCATCTCATGCTCAGCATACTTAGTCCCCGGCTTAGCGAGCAGCGCATCAATCGTAGGCTGCACATATAAGAACTGTGGAGGTATGGGGGTGTTATCTTTTACGTAATCTTCTGCGGCTTTGTGTAACTCCTTACCGTAGCGAATCTGTTCCGTGGGTTTCTGTTCGTAATTCTTTAACACACGTACTTCGTGATAACGTCTTGCACACCCTTCAAAGTCTTTGAGTGCTGAGTGAGACCATGCTTTCATTAGAACCTCGCGGATGTGGTTACTTGATGTAGCTTCTCGGCAAACTCTTCTACAAACCTCTCGTCTTTATTGAGTTTGGGTTTGATGTCGTGCAGGATTGCATGGACAACCTCATGCCAGAACACAACTGCTTGCTCGGCTTTTGGTACAACACGTTGTGGTGTTTTTGTACTGACTGTGATGGTGCAGTTTGTGTAAGAAATAGAACCTAGTACATACGGTTCTTTTGTTGTGGTGTTGATAACCGTGTACTTCTTATCGCCAACAGCTATTGTTTTGGGTATCTTCATTTTGCTTCTCCGTATCGTTTTGCTGAACTAACTTCCGCTGCCAGAGGTATCCCCGGCATGTACTTTGGTACGACTGTCATCTGCTCCAAGACCCACTGCTCTGCCTCTTGGACATAGGCATCTGGCACGATGACTACTTCTTCATCGTGCACGGTTAAACACACTGAGTACCTCTTTTGAGTTCTCAGCATTCCATCAGTCATCACAATACGAGCTAGCGCCTGAACGATGTTTTCGGTCAGCTTCCCACCGTACAGCTTAGTCTCGTCGGGGCCATACACCACCCCCTTCTCTTTCGAGAATTTGATGTCAGGATAACGCAGCTTCATACCGTTTGGCAAGAGAATTTGTCCCTTGCTGAAGTGCAGTCCTTTGTATGTGTACTCCTCACCTTTGAGCAGACAGTGATCTATCGCTGACTGACACATTGCCCAGAAGTCTGTCACCAAGTGCGCTGCACGTCGGTACTTGTCGATGATCGCCTTGGCAGCTAGTGCATGGATGAACAGCTCTTCATCGGTACAGGTGCGTGGTATCTTCTCCAGCCGCGCCATCGCTTCCTTGTCTTTCAGGAAGTCGTGCGCAGTGACTGCTGTTACACCAAC